AGAGATAAGTTTTTTTGGTGAAGAAATTTGTTTTGCTGTAAGAGCGTGGACAAGAGGGTGGGACATTTACTCCCCTTCAGTAAATATTCTGTATCATTTTTACTCTCGTGAAGGTTATAGTAAAATATGGAAAGATAGAAATATAAGAAAAGTTTCTTGGAAAGAACTTGAAGATATATCAAAAGACAAACAAAAGCGTGTTTTGTGTGGTATAGAAGAAGGAATGTTTGGGCTAGGCACATATAGACATATTAAGCTATATGAAAAAATGACTGGAATAAATTTTAAAAAAATGTATGGCTTGACATAGTAATATAAAAGGAGTACAATTAGAATATGGAGATAGCTTTAGTTGCATTAAGTATACTTTCTGTATCACTTTTAATTGGATTAATTTCGGCTACTTTAAAATTAAAAAATATGTCAGACAGTTTTGCAAGTTTGTTTGTAGCGTACAGTGCAATAAATCAAATGGCTGAGTCATCTAATGGCCTATTAAAAGAAGATGATGATGTTCACAAAGAAAATTTTATTAAGTTTTTATCAGATTCAAGGGAGTGGGCTTTTGGATATATTGAAGAGGTACAGTCAGGATTAAAAAAATTTATAACCGAAGTAGAGCCACAGCTTGAATATTATAATAAGTATGGAATAGTAATTGAAGGTATGGTACCACCGCATGACTTTGCTTTAAAAAAAATATCAAAAGAATTTCAAGATTTGAAAAAGTTGCTTCCCGAGGATATAGATGATAGACGCTAGAGGTATCCCTACATGCATATGTCCAAATTGTGGGGATAATTTATTTAGAGCATTAGTATCATTTGATCCAGAAACTTATACTGTTGGTATGTACCATTTAGATATTCAATGTCATAATTGTGGAACTCTTGCTACTGCACCTACTCCGCTAGATAATCCTGAAGCAAATCCAGAAGATAAGAATAAAGGAGAAAAGTTTTGAAAGAAATTTTATTATCAATGTTAACAGGTTTTGGATGTGGCGTAGTATTCGCAGCATTCAAATTGCCAGTTCCAGCACCACCAGTTTTTGCAGGAGTTGCAGGAATAATTGGTCTTTGGGCTGGCTATGCTATACTAATTAAAGTTCTATCCTAGGAGGAATAATGGAACTAAGTAAAAAAAATAAGGCAATGCTTGCATCATATGCTCGTTCAGTAGTAGGTGCAGCATCAACACTTTATATCGCTGGAGTAACAGATCCAAAGGATCTATGGGCAGCACTTGTAGGTGCACTAATCCCAGTGGCAGCACGTTATGTAAATCCAAACGATGCAGCTTTTGGTCGTATGCCAAAGGTATCTGAAGTAGAAGCAGCTCTTAAGGCTGCAAAGCCAAGAAAAAAGAAGTCTGAGTAAATAAATCGGCAGAGATAGGGCAGGTCTAGAAATAGACTTGCCCTATTTTAATATATCAAAATACCTATCTTTAAGATTGTTTGTAGAAAAATTATTCATTCCTATTTCAAAAGCATGATTTTTGTACTGTAGTTTATGTCTTTGATTTATAAAACTATCAACCATTTTACCAAGATGTTTTGGATCTGCAGAATATACATCCAATAACATTCGTGTTTTTAATGTACCACTTTTTTCAGAATTTGCCAACCATTCTTTTGGTAATATCGTATTATTTGGCGATATATTAGTCATAAACACTGGCAATCCACTCATCAATGCCTCATTCATTGGTAAGCATAGTCCAGCGTATCTTCGTGGTAAGATCATTAAATCAAAGCCGCGATAAAGATTTTCTCTTACTGGATCATCATTATGATCTATTTTTATTCTAGAATCTTTAAAATTAATATTTAATGAAGTTTGAGTTTTTATAACAAGTTCATAATCTGTTTTTGAATGTTTTAACATGTCAATAACCGAATGAGTTCCATTTCTGTCCTCGGACGCTGCCTTACCACCAACATGTAAAATTCTAAAATGATCTTTGGACATATTTATTTTTCTAACTTCTTCAAATTTTAAATGATCAATTGGAGGTGGCATATGAATAACTTTAGCTTTATTTCCAAATAACTCTTGCATATGATCAAAATACCAAAGGGTAGGTCCAATTAAAATATCTGGAATAGGGATTTTAGGATTAACAACCATATCTAAAAACTCATAATTATACTGTAAAACAGTTTTTACATTTTTCTTTCTAGCAATTTCTACAAAATTATTATTATAAAAAGTCTCACATGTAATTACTACATCTAATCCTTTTAAAAAATAATTTATATCTTCAGTTCTTGGAAATCCTCTAATTGGATAGACTTCATACCCTTGGTACCATTCTGGATGCTGTTTATTCTTATTAAAAGGTTGAGAGTTAATTAACATAACTTTAGATGGGTTTAGCATGTAGGTAAGCTCCCTAGTCTGATTTCCTAAGCCAGTATTGTCTGATCTAGCAATGATACCTATATTCATTCTTTATATCCCCATACCTCATCATCAACCGTAAACTTTCTTGTACCCTCACGACCGTCTAAATGATAAGACCTTTTGATACTTCCTTCTGGATGGTATATCCACAATCTATGTTTATTCCATAAATCATCTTGAACTTTTCCATGAAACCTATCTTCAATAAATGTTTTTTCATCCGAGAATGGAAGAACTGTTTCTCTGTAATATTTAGTTAAGCTTAGATGAGGTCTTTGGCTCCATTGATTTGTTTTCATAAACCCATCATCTATTCCAAACATCAAATGATTATGTTCTGTAGGAATAGATGCTTCAAAATGGAATCTAATAGTATAAGCTTTTTCATATTCCATCATATCTAGACATTTCTGCCAGTCAATTGGCTGATCTGGAGTAAGTGGAGCATCTCCCTCTACATATAATAAAGCTGATGTATTAACAATATCAATAGTTTTTTTCATCATTGTAGTTTGGTGACAGTGTTCATCAAATATTATAGGTAAAACATTTTTCCATTCATGTAAACACTTCCACAAAACACGATTTTTAAATTCATCGTAATCTTTTTTACGATTAAGCCTTTCATCTCTAAGTCCATCAATTTGCAATATAATTTCATTTTCTGGTAAATGTGCACGAATAGAAGAAAGAGTTTCATCAAGAACGCGGGTATCTGGATGGCTTGGCAATATGGAAGTAACAAGTATAGCCGTAATATCATTCTTGTTCATAAAGTTGCCTCATAACCTTAAAACCAAAATCTCTTTTATATTTTAACCACCAACAAACTACTTGATGCATATTATTAGGATAGTTATAAATAAGATCTGGTAACAGTTTATTTAATTCATTCCAATTATCTACTATCGGAAAAGGTAGATCTTTAAGATAAATATAGTTGAAATAACTATCAACTTCTCCTTGAGAGTTTCTTCCATCTCCAACAGGCATACATAACATTTCTATAGCCTCAAAAAATCTAAAAGAATCAACTACTACAGCACCCGCTGGCGCAGGGGCTATCTTTGCCTTTGATAGCGTCTTATAGTATTCTTTTGGTGTATCACCCTGTGCAAAGCCTTTTGTGGGCTTATAAAGGGCATTTGGAAGGGTTTGCATGACCTCTCCTAGTTGCTTTCTACGTTGATGTGTAACCTGTCCACCAAAATAAACGTCATAATCTTTGCTAGGATAATCTGGCTTTTCAGCCTTTAGATGCTGTGGAACACCAATAAAAAACTTTTGATATTTTTCATGTTTTTTGTGGGGGTATTGAACCCATATCTTAATATTAGGATGACTAATAAGATCTACATCAAAGTGTGCAGATTCATCTCCAGTTATAAACAACACAACTCTTTTAATATTAGTAAGTTCTTTATTAATTAATTCTTCATTACCAGCATTACCTTGTCCAGGTATTACTACGAATGCTCTTTCGTCTTGTGGTATATTTTTTACAACTACCTGCTCAATATGATGTCTCTCAAATGTTTCTTTTAATAATCCATAATCCCATTTACCATCAGCAGAATCTAATGGATTAACAGAAAAAATATATGCTTTAGGCTGGCTCATAATAAAAATGAACTTCGTGTTGATAGTCTAATAAAGTTTCTTTGTATCCAATACCTTTAATAAACTGTCTTAGATCATACAGGTATTCTTTCCAATACATCATCATAAACTCTGGATGACCAGATAGCCAAATTTTTGGTCTAAATTCTTTCATTACTTTTTCTGCTCCACCAAGAACACGCCACTCGCTACCTTCAACATCTAGAGATATTGCTGTCGGTGGCTTCATACCTTTTTCATAAACTAATGTATCAATTTTTGTTTGTCCATACTTATCAGCTTCGTACTGCAACTCTTTAAATCCGTGTGCAGATTCTATTGGAGCATTTGCTTCTGGTGGAAACTCATTGTAATAAATTCTAGCAAGTTTATTATCCTTATCTGATGCAAATCCAGGTATACAGGCTAGTGGTTTTTCTAAATTATTTGCACTCCATAATAATGGAAAATGTGACCAAACTTTGGGATTAGGTTCAAATAAAACAACTTCTGCACCCCACATCTGACACAATGCTGGCATCTCTCCTTCTTCTGCACCTACATAATAAACAACATCACCTTTGCTAATATTGCTATGCATTGACTTTAGTCTTGGCTTTTCCCATCCATGTGGCTGATACCAGTCTGGCCTATCTGCACGATGTTTTGGCAATATAATTTCAAACTCTCCATTAATTATTACTTTTATCATTTCTGTCATATGCTAAGTTCTCCTAAAATAGTTTGCCATCTATGAACATATGTATGTTCACGCTTAGTTCTTTCATGCCCAGATAGTCTTATTTTTTCACGTCCTCCTT